AATGGAGAAAGACGTGAAATTCTAAAAGGAATTTTAAAATATGATTCTGATCAAGAGGGTCGTCAAAATTTCCAAAACAATGTGATGGAACACATTGAAACTGTTAAAAATGAAAAAGGATATGAAACTTTTGGTGAAGCATATAAATTTGTAATGCGTGATGCTTTAGAAATGGTTAAGTCAGGAGAAATTAAACCTGAAATAGCTCGTAAATTAGAAGCACTATACATACTTCATAGAGGTAAAAAAGGTGCTCCTAAAGAACTGATTCTAGAATCACATTCCAAGATGTTGGCTGAAATAAATTGGGATAAAGAGTTACATGATGCTGAAGTTGAATATTATGAGATTGAAGAAGAAAAAGCTGATAACTACGAAAACAGTAAAATAGCTGATATGAGACAGATGAGGAAAGATAATGGATCTTTCACAGAAAAAGATTTAGCTGATTTTTTAAGAAATAATTGGGATTATGATACATATGGAACACCATCCGCTGAGGTAACTGGTTTTCCTACTGATGAAGATCAAAATGATGAAGACCTAAAACCATACTTACAGATTCAATGGGACCAAGGTAGGTTAACTGAAGATATGGTCTATAAGCTAAAGAGTGCTGAGGAAAGAGAAACATGGATGACAAGAGTTGGTACAACCAGTCCTAATGGTGTAAGTGAAAAAGATTTGAAAGATGCTATTTCGGCTTCAAAAGATATGAGAGAAGATTTAGCTACTACAAAAGGCTTTAAGTTAAAAGGTAATAAAACAGTTTTAGGTAATGTCCAGAAAAATGCTGAATGGTATTTTCCAGGATTGTATGCCGATGCGATGAAAGATGCTAATAGTCCAGCTGATGCTTACATCAAAGCTACAGAGCAAATGAAAGCAATTATAGCTACTGGTAGATGGGACACTCTTCAATCAGCTTCTACGGATGTTAATGAAAGGAAACGTAATTTATCACTTGCACAGGGTCAGCTAAAAAATGATATGACCGTTGTTAACACATCAATCATTGCTGGTACTGAAGATATTCTTGAAGAGGCAGCAGAGTTACATAAGAAAAATATAGCCCATCCTATGTATGTTCAATTAGCAAATGAAATAAGGATAGATGGTATACGACCTCATCCTCTAGCACTTCAAGAAGCGCAATTAAAAGTTAGAAGTAAATTAATGGATGCTGGTGAACCTGTTAAGTCTGTGGTTTTACAAGCTTGGGAAGCTATGCCTGAAACTTCTAAGGAATTATTAAGCGCACATACATCTGAAGCTAGATTAGCCAGAGCAAAAATTTTAGCTTTTTATGGAGGAGAAGGAAATGTTGGTGACGGGGTTATTGATTATAGTGACCCTGCGATTAGTTCACTTGCTGATGAAATATTATCTAATAAAGATGGACTATATCCAGAATTTGCTTCTACTGAAACTGTTTTTGAACCACCAGAAATAAAGAAACTAACTAAGAAGCAGCAGATGCGAAGAAGTATGAGTAAATACTCTGATAGTCAAGCAGCTGAAAATCTTAAAGAGTTTGTACGATCAGGATTAAGACTTCCTGGAATGCTTCTAGAAGATATATTTGCAACAGAGGCAGCCGCCTTCGATTACATAGGAAAAGGACTAGAAGAAAGAAGAGAAGAAGTTAAAAAACAAAACAGAGTAAACAAAAGAAAACGCAATTAATTACTAAGGTAAAAAATGAATCCTGATGATTTTGAACTGGATGTTGATGCAATGGAGTTCGTTAAGGATGGCATTGATTTCCAAGAAAGATATGAGGAGGCTGAAAAACAACAAGCGTATCAACAACAACAAGAACTTCAACTTCAAAATGAAGCAGCTCAAGCTAAGGCTGAGTTGAATGACCCTCGTGAACGTGAAGGCGGTGGAGGATTAAAAGGAGTTGTTAAAGAAGTCCAATCTGCCATAGGTGGTGGACTTCAAGATACCGCTTCGTCTGTTGTCACCCTCCCAGAAAGAGCCATTGATATGTTCAGTGGTGAAATGCAAGAAGAACAAGCAACCGATGAAGGCTATGGAGCTGAATGGGATGACTGGTTTGTAGATGACGCTAACCCTATAGAAACCAAAACATGGTGGGGTGGTGCATTAAGAAGCTTAGTTCATTTTGGTTCATTAGCTGCTGCTATTATCCCTGCTGCTAAGGTAGCTGGTGTAACTGCTGCAACTACAGTAGCTGGAAGTCTTGTAAGAGGGGCTGCGGTTGGTGCTGCATCTGATGCTATTTCTAAATATTCCCAAGAAGATAACGGTTTAGCAATTTTAAGAGATCGTTTTAATTTTATAGATACACCATTATCTACTAAAGATACAGACCACCCTGCAATGAAAACATTGAAGAATGTTGTTGAGGGAATGGGTATTGGAGTTATTTTTGACTCTGCAAGTATGCTGATTGGTAAAGGTATTAAAAAGGTTAGAGTAAATAAAGCTGGTCAAGAAGTAACTGAAGATGGCAGTATGGATGCTCTGCAAAAAGCTGTTAATAGAGAAGTAGACGTTGAATCCCAAATTAAAGAAAGAGGTATAAACGATTTAAGTAAACCAGAATATACTGCATATAAAAACTCTGAGATATCAGATCCATGGCAAGGTGCTCCAACCTCTAACGGTAAAGTTAGTGATGTTAGAGATCAGTTAAATCGAATTGAAAAAGAAGCTGGTGCGGAAATGGGTTCTACTGACTCAGTAACTTCGGCAGCGAGATTAGCTAGTTATACAACTCCTGTAGAAACTGAACTTATAGTTAGAAGTTCTCAAATGGCTGAAGATCATGTTGTAGAAATTCTTGGTGAATTTATGACAGATGTTCGTCTACAAGCTGAGATTAAAGCTGCTAAAGCTCAAGGTAAAACATTAGCTGAAATATGGGGTGATTCTGCTGAACTTATTAAAGAAGTATATGAAGGCAGAAATAGATCTGACGTATCTCCTGAAGAGTTTTGGGCAAAAATGTTTGAAGCACCTACTGTTATTAAGAAAGGTGCGCCTGATGAAATTACTATCTGGGACCCAGAAAAAGCAAGTGCTTCAAGATTAATTATTGGTTCTTTAATGAGAGAGCTAAGAGATGCTGGTATTGGTGCGAGAGAGCTTGCTAGTATCGCTGACCTTAATGATATTGATGGTCCAGCTAAAGCTATATACGAAAAGATTATTGCTGGTTTAACTCAAATCAAATTGTCTAGTATGAAAACATCTGGACAATTAAGAGCATTTGGAGCTGGAAAACAATCTTTAAAACAATTAAATGAGGCTGTTGACAGACAAGTTGTAGAATCTATAGATGCCTTTAGATTAGCTTTTAAAATTGCTGGTGATGAACCTAGCGGTGATTTATTTAAAGCATATATGGAAGTCATCTCTATGAGTAATGACATCCGTAATGTTAAAGACTTTGATAATTGGGTTCGTAAAAAACTAAAAGGTGGAGACTTTAACGGTCAACCTAAGACTGGTGTTCTTATTAAAGAACTGCAAGCAATGATGATTCATAGTGTACTTAGTGGTCCGAAGACTTCTGTCAGAGCGATCATGGGTACAGGTACTGCAACATTCTTAAGACCTATATCTCAAGTAATAGGTTCAACTCTTACTGGTGATGTAGCTACTAGAAAAGCTTCTATTTCTGCTTTAACTGGAATGATTGAAACTATTCCAGAAGCATGGAAATTATTTAATACTAAATTAAATGCTTACTGGTCAGGTGATGTATCAACAATTAAGTCACGTTATATAGAACGTACTAAAGGAGATGAGCAGTGGGCAATATTTACTGATTGGGTAGAGAATAGTGGTAGAGCAACTCTTGGAGATAAAGCTGCCTTCTATATGGCAAATATGGCTAGAGCACTTAATGATAATAAATTCCTTACTTACTCAACTAAGATAATGGCTGCAACTGATGATACTTTTGGGTATCTATTAGCTAGAGCTAAAGGAAAAGAGAAAGCTATGAGAGCTGCTATAGATGCAGTTTCTAAAGGTGATGTTGTAGAAATAACTCCAGATTTACTTAAGAATTATGAAAATAGATTTCTTTCAACTGTTCTTGACCCAGATGGAAACATTACTGATGCAGCTACATTATATGCAAAGAAAGAAGCTACATTAACTCAAGACCTTACTGGTTTTGCAAAAGGTCTAAATGAAGTATTTGAAAAAGCTCCTTGGGCTAAACCTTTCTTTTTATTCGCTAGAACTGGTGTAAATGGATTAGCATTAACTGCCAAGCATACTCCAGGATTTAACTTTTTAGTAAAAGAATATAATGAAATTGCTGGTGCAACTGTCAATAACTTACAGGATGTTGCCAAGTACGGTATTACAACGGCTGAAGAATTAGCTAATGCTAAAGCTTTACAAACTGGAAGATTAGCTATTGGTGGTTCAATTATTACTATGGCTTCCATGCATTTTATGAATGGAGGTTTAACAGGTAATGGACCAGCTGATCGTCAGATGAGACGTGCATGGATAGATGGAGGATATAAGCCTAGAACTATTACTATTGGTGGAGTACAGGTAAGTTATGACTCGTTTGAACCATTTAACTTAATACTTTCAACTATTGCTGATATTGGAGACTACAGCCAATTAATGGGTGAGGAATGGACTGAAGATAATTTACAGAAATTAGCTTTAGTTGTTGCTCAAGGTGTTACAAGTAAATCTTATTTAGCTGGTATGCAGCAATTTGTAGATTTGTTTGGTGGTAGTCCTGGACAGACAGAAAGGATTGTTGGTGGTCTTATGAATAACATTATTCCTATGAGTTCTATGAGAAATGAATTAGGAAAACTATTCAATCCACATATGAAAGAATTGAATGCAGGTATATGGCAGTCAATTAGAAATAGAAACTTAATAACTGAAGGTTTAGCTGTTAATGAGATACCTACTAAATACGACTTATTAAACGGAAAACCAATTAAAGATTGGGATTTTCCTACTCGTATGTTTAACATGTTTAGTCCATTTCAAATTAATTTAGACCAAAGCGAAGGTAGAAAACTTTTATTTGAAAGTAAATATGATATGAGACTTTCTACTTTATCTTCACCAGATGGATTAAGTTTAAAGAAATCTCCAAGACTAAGGTCTTTATTCCAAAAAGCAATTGGAGATCAGAATTTAGAAGCGGCTTTAAATAAATTAGCTCGTGACCCGCGAGTTATACAATCACTTCAATATATGCAAAATGACCTTAATGCTGGTCGGAGAGAAATGGACCCAAGATCTGCATATGTACATAACCAATTAATACATAGATTATTTCAAGATGCTCGTAGAAAAGCTTGGGCACAATTAATGAGTGACCCTGAAGTAATCGAACTAATTACTGAACAAAGAAGATTAGATGCACAAAATTTAGCTTCTTTAAATAAGACAGCTAATAATCTTTTATTAGTAAATAGATAATCCACTCGCCAACTCAATAATCGTTTGTAATAACAAATGGCGACAACTGAACATTTTTATACAGGCAATGGATCCACCACATCCTTTGCCTTTACATTTCCATACTTAGCGAATGTCGATGTCAAAGTTGAACTCGACAACGTATTAAAAACTGAAAATTCAAGTGGTCAAACAAATAATGACTACACCATTTCTAATACAAATATTGTCTTTAACTCAGCTCCTGGAAGCGGTGTCAATGTACATATTTATAGAAATACTAATGTTGATACTCCTCAAGCAACTTATGCAGCGGGATCTTCAATTCGTGCTGTTGATTTAAATAACAACCAAACACAGGTTTTATACT